CATCCATGGTTTCACGAGCACCCCATGCGCCGTACTTCTGGACGTCCTCAAGATCGGCCGTCGCGAAGCAGAACGCGTCCTCGCAGAAGGCGAGATTCTGCCCATATGCCGTCGAGGCCACACCGAACACCGTGATGGTGTTGTTGTCCGTATCGGACGGACCCGACAGCACGCAGTTCTGGAATGCGTTACCAACGCCATAGATCATCGCGGGCACGATCGTTGCCGTGTAGGTATTGGCCAGAGTCGTCAACGTAACGTCAGCCTGCACAGCAAAGCGCTTCAGGCGGCCCGTGTTGACCTTCGTTTCCGGATGAACGTCATACACGCCAGAGATGGTGACGATATCGCCAGCCTTCAGGGTCGTGGCAGAGGTCGCCGTATCGATGGTCAGCGCAGTGGTAGAGGCCCATGCATTGGCGGTGGTCGAGGTGCCGATTGCCGCGCCCGTGGTCAAGACAGAGCCCGCCAGCGAACCGCGAGTATGAGTCGGCAGGAACGTATTCTCGAACACGTTGAAGCCGCCGGTACGCCCGACTGTGCCTTCCTTGTACTGCTCGGCGATCGCCGTCGATGACTGAAACAGGCCCTTGACCGCATCGTTGAATTCCACTCGTGAAAGCGGGTTCATCAGATGTGCGCGCTCGCCATACGCCAGATTCTCAGTGAGGATCTGCCCGGCCTGCTGGAACTGCTTGTAGGTCATCTGTGTGGACGTGGTGCCCACGTAATTTGCCACCGACTTGTATGCCACATTCAACGCGGCGTTCTCGAGGTAGGCAGCCAACTGCTTGGCAGCGGGCTTGATGAAGCGCTTGCTGAAGTCATCCAGGTTCATCGTCAAATCAACGGTCGTGAATGACACGTCGATACCGATCTGACTGGAGACGGACAGCGGGGTTGAGCGTTCGATGTGGTCCTGACCACTGAAGGTCGCACCAGTTCGAACCGTATAACGGGACGGCATGCGAATGTTCAGAGACTGACCGATCTTCGCGCCTGTCTCGGCGAAACGCCCGTCGTACTGTCGATTCACATTGCCGATGAAGTTCAGCTCACCGTGCATCACGCGCAGCATTTCGCGCGTGATGACGGTGGGAGTGAGAATTGTATGAGCCATTTACCTATGCCTTTTTGCGGGACAACTGTTTGTTCCGCCACTTCAGCCAGTCGCCCATAGACATCTGATCCGGATCTTTCTCGATCGCAGGTTCGGACGTTTCTAAGCGCGGCGGTGGTGGCGGTGCCTGACTGACAGGCGCGGGTCGCGGGAGCGGAGGCGTTGGTGCTGGAGGCTTCTCTAACTTCGCTTCGATACGTCCGATTTCACGAGCCGCAGCCACTGGCGAAAGCTCAGCGATGCGGTCCGCAATCTCTCGGTTCTTGGCAAGGTAATAGAGCACTTCCGGGCCCTTTTCGGACTCGGCAGTGAGTTCAACGATGGCACGGGTGAAAGGCAGACTTGGATCTCGAGTAAGCGAGATATAGTCCGGATTCGCCTTAGCGAAATCAGTCTCACGCTGCTTGAACGTCTGTTTCTTAGCCTGCTCTTTCTCTCGCGTTCGCTCCTGCTGGAGTTCATCGCGAGCGGCCTGAGCAGCTTCGTCTTTGACGTGTTTAAACAGTGCAGTCTGATACGAAGCTTCGTCGTAGTTGAAGTCTTCCAGCTTGGGGACGGCCTTGGGCATCTCCGGTACAGCTTCCTGCTTTGCAGGGGTTTGCTGCCGTTGGAGCATGTCCAGTAGAGCCGCTTCCCGTCTCTCCGCTTCACGCCAATTGCGTGTCAGCTCATCGATGCGTTTCTGTACGCCCTTCGGTCTGGGCTCAGAACTTTCGTCTGCATCGTTGACGGCGGGCGATGATTCCGCTTGTGCCTGGTCCGTTACCGGAGCGGGCGCAATAGCATCAGGCGCAGGTTGTTCTACAACCTGTTCAGTCGTATCAGTCATAGCGCATATAGCGATGGAGGCACTGGCAAAGCCGGCCAGCGACGGCGAGAAATCGGTTAGGCCGGACTCCACATCACAGTGATGTTGCCCGTACTAGAATCGTTAGGATCTACGATGAGCGAAGTCAGAAACTCCGCATTCTCAAAGTTGATCTTCGTGCCAGCCGCGAGTGAGGCTGGCAACGTAAAGAGAGCCGATGCGCCATCGGAAATAACCACGGTGTGGGCGCTCAACACGGTGTTGACGTAGATGCCGACCAGATAGCAGCGGCCCGTGTAGACCGTTGTGGAGTCTGTGGCTGTATCCACCACGGTCGCGCTACACGTCTGAATGACGTCGGCGGCCGGGTTGGTGAACATGGGTGAATCAGGCATTTGGCTTACCCTTCGGCGTCTTAGCCGCTTTCATGTCTTGCTTGTGCTGTGCCTGCATATGCTGCACAGACATCTGTGTCGCTTGCTTCTCAAGGCCGTGCTGGGCGTCCTTTGCGGATTCCTGCACATCACGTTGCTGCATCTCGATTCCATGCTCGGCAGCAGTGACTTCAGCGTCATGGTGATGCGCCTTCTCGGTCAGTGCGTGCTCGGCCTTCGTATGAGCCAGCTGGATCTTGAGCAGCTGGTTCTCAACGTGCTTATCGAAAATCTCACGCTCCTTGACCAGATTCTCTTGCGCGGCCTGCAATTCGTTGAACCGGCTCTCAAGCTGGATCTCAGATGATTTGAGATTTGCCTGCGCGAGCTTGGCCGAAGCGGCATCTCCCTTCGACTGCGCTTGAATCTCTTTCAGCTCCTGCTCGGCAGCCGTCACCAGTTGCCCCTTCTCGGTCACCATCTGCATCGCCTGCTCAACCTGAGCCATCGCCGCAGCGACTTCAGGCGGCATCTCCTTACCCTTCCCGATCAGCTGCTGGATCGGCGGCGGTAGCAGTGCCTGATAGCGTTCTGCAATCTGTTCGGCGTACGGCAAATCCATCGCCTTAAAGACTAAGTCGCCAGCTGCCAGCATCACATTGGGGTCACGCGAGGCTATCTCGCCATACGCCTCTGCAGCTTCTTGCCGCAGCGTGGCGAAACTTGGGCCGACAGTTATTGCGGTGTCGTACTTGCCGCGAGCCACATCGTTCAGAGTCTCGCCGGTCTGAGGGTCCACCGAGTTGATCTTGGCGTAATCCTCGGCACCATCGACGCCAAGGATGCGTATCGATCGCTCGGTGTCGTAGATCTTTGGGATCAGGTCGAGCAGGATCTCCCAGGTGCGACGAATTCCCTTCGACATGTTGTCCATGTAATTGAAGGTAGCGATCTCTCCTTGCCGCTGACGCGCATTGATCGCCTTACCGCTGGTCTCATTGCCCTGAGCACCGAGTGACGCGTCATAGATGCCAGTAACAGCCTTGATGTCCTCGGAGCTGATCTGCATCTCTTGTACGAGCGCGACAGGCACCTCCGCCGACCCCATGCGCTGAGGAGGCGCGCCCCCGGTCTTTGCGTCAGCGTTGTAGAGTTGGAATGGCCAGTTCTTCTTGTTGGCCTCAGCCCACGCGGCTTCATGTCCCGCTGCCTGTTCGGGGGTCGCCCACCATTTCGCCTGGGGAGCAAGCGCAACCGACTCAATCGCATTCGTGCGCGAGTAGTTGTAGGAGCGCTGGGCATCCTTCGCAAAGCGCGTCAGGCCAAACCAATGGACCTTGCCTTCGATGATGACAAATTCTCCATACACCTGAATGAATGGGAACTGCCGCCCCGCCCATTCGGTCGGCCCGTCAAGGATCGCGTCGCCTGAGGCGATGCACATCATGATCTTGTGAGATCGGCACTGACGAGTCTTGACGACTTCAAGACCCAGCGCCGTCAGAGACTCCGGACTGACCTCCTCAGCGTCCACCGTCTTGCCGTCCGACAGCAGCAGCAGTGTCTTGTCTATCGGCTCCTTCCACCAGTATTCACCGATACGTACCTTGTCTTCGTCCTCCCATTCCTCGTCGTCGTCGAATTCGCTGTCTACATCGAAATCAACAGTGCCGGCCTTGGGCCAGCGAGCCTGATACGACGCCTTGCTGATCTTGTCGGTGAGAAACCAATCGTCAGCATCACGCTTCAAAAAGTCCTGGGCGCTGGGATCGGCATACAAGCAAAAGGGATTACGGATCGGGTTGACACCAATGACTTGGTCAAATGCCTCGTCATCAGCATAGTCGACAGTAACGCGCCAGGCGCCCATGCCTGCGGCAACTTGGTACTCGGCGGCATAGTCAATCGCTGTATCACCGTCCGCATTGGCCCAGATGTTGCGAATCAGGCCCTCAAGAACGTTCGCCGTGGGCTTATCGCCGTCCTCAGAAGCTCTGACCTTGCCCTGAGGCCGATTCGCGCGCATATCGTTGATGATGCGCTTGACCGTGACGCGCACCTTGTTGAATTCATACATGGGGCGCTCACTACCGCGCTCCTTCTTCGTGGCTTCATCCCACTGCTCGCCAGGGATGTAGCAAAAGCGTAGGTCATCGATAGCCAGCCGACGGTTCTCACGGTCAGCCTCCATCATGATCTTGGCGCGCGTGCGAATACGGACCAGCAAATCCTTTGCTGCCTTCTTGTCCGCTTTCTTAGCCATGCCGCCTGAATGCCTTGTAGGGGTCTGTCACTGTGTGAGTCGAGTTCGATAGCTGATCAGCCACGACCGCGAGATAGCGAAAGCCGTCCGCGCCGTGGGAATGTTCGTCATGAACTGGGTTGCCGCCGCTTCCGGTCACTTCATTGACTTTGCGGCGATACCGACCGAGGCGATTCACCAATTGGCCAGCTTCGGTCTTGTCGAAATAGCAACGAGGGAACACCAGGCGAGCGGCGCGAATGCCCTCCTCGATCCCGATGTCCTCGACAATCTCGACGTTGCGGCCCAGTCCAGTCAGGATCTCTTGAGCGCTGCGCCCTGACTTGTAGTCACGAGCACGACCGTCGTGAGGCAGATAGAACGTGCCCCAATTCCAGTTCAGCTGCCTCAGATCCGCATCGTAGTCAGCGAGCGTCCGGTGACGGTCCTCGATGTACTTGATGATGCGAATCTCTGAGCCTTGGCGCTGCACGAGCAGGATGCTCATGAAGTCGTCGTAGCCAAGATCCCAAATCGTGTGGACCTTAAGCAGCGGGTCGTATGGCGCGTTACAGATGCGTCCACTCGACCGCAGGGTTGACACTTCCTTGTAGTAGATCGCGCCTTCTACAGCGGCCCTGCACTGGCCCAGGTAGATATGCGCGTAATCATCTGGAGCCGTGGCCAGCATGTGCTCGCGCTCAGCGTCCAGCACGCTTGATCGCCAGGGGTTATCGCTGAAGTTGATTTGAACAACCTTGGCGCCCGGCGGTGTATTCACCACGAAGCGGTGATACGTGTCGTCCGTGTCGAGATCAGGGTTGAAGCTGGCCCATATCTCAGAATCTGGCGCGCGTATCGTTGGGATCAGGATGTCCCAACTGCGCTTGCTCACGCTCTGCGCTTCCTCGACCCAAGCGCGCTTCAATCCCTCAAAGCTCTTGATCGAATCACGTGTCTGCGCCGACAGGCCAGCAAATCGAAAGAACGTGCCGTTCTCGCCGCGGATCTCATCCCGCAGGATGTCGTAAAAACCAGTTAGGCCCAGCTCTTCGATCTGATTCGAGAGCAGCTGGTGTACAGAATCCTTGATCGACTTCTGCACCTCGAGAAAGCAACCGCTTGGGAGCGGCTGTTCAGCGCCTTGCAACAGTAGCGCTCTCGCATAACTCCAAGACTTAGCACCGTCACGACCACCATAGGCAATCTTGTAGCGGTGCGGCTCGAACAGGAATGCGAGCTTGTCCGGGAACTCCCATTCGATCACGGCTTAATGAACTTCAAGCAGCCTTCCATCTTTAAGGGCGGCAAATCATCGTCACCAGCAATAACTTGGGCTGGCTTGCCATCCAAGCGATTGCCAACTTCCTCAATGGCCCACTTCTCGCCCTCATGGAATGCAACGACAAGCTTGTCTGCGGCCTTATCCAGCCCCGCATCTACTGTCGATCCAGAGGCGCGCGCGAGCGCTCGCTTGATTGCCTGCTGCCAGAGCTTTGCATTTCTGGCGTTTTGATTACCGGGCTGTCCGCCGCTAC